CGCCAAGGCACCTGTCGACAAAACCGACTGGCATCCGTTGGCGGGGAAATCCGTGGTCATCTGGCCGGATCGGGACGCCCCCGGCTGGGACTACGCCGAGAATGCAGCGCGTGCTTGCGTGGCTGCGGGCAGCACATCAGTGGCCATCCTGGTGCCGCCCACCGACAAGCCGGCCAAGTGGGATGCCGCAGACGCCGTCGACGAAGGGTTCGACTGCGCGGCATTCATCGCCCAGGGCGAACGCCGCGTGGTCAAAGTGGCGGCTCCTTCTCTGCCCACCTTCACGCTCGGCGAACTGCTCGACGACAACTCGCCGCTGCCACCTGATCTGATCTCGCCGCGCGTGCTGACGCCCGCAGGCATGTTGGTGTTCGGTGGCGCGCCCAAGGTAGGTAAGAGTGACTTCCTGTTGTCCTGGCTGGCGCACATGGCCGCTGGCGCTGCGTTTCTGGGCATGCAGCCACCCAGACCACTGCGTGTGTTTTACCTACAGGCCGAGGTCCAGTACCACTACCTGCGCGAGCGCGTGAAGGATGTCCGCCTACCGTCCCATCGGCTGCTGGACGCCCGCGCCAACTTCGTGGCCACACCGCAGTTGCGGCTGGTGCTGGATGACGTGGGGCTGGCGCAGGTGATCCCGGCGATCATGAACGCCTTTGGCGGTGAGCCTCCCGACATCATCGCCATCGATCCCATCCGCAACGTGTTCGACGGCGGTGATGCCGGTGGCGAGAACGACAACGGCGCCATGCTGTTCTTCTTGTCGCAGCGGGTGGAGCGGATTCGCCAGGCAGTGAATCCAGACGCCGGCGTCATCCTCGCACACCACACCAAAAAGCTCGGCAAGAAGCAGTTCGAGGAGGACCCGTTTCAGGCTCTGGCCGGCGCGGGAAGCCTGCGTGGCTATTACTCCACCGGGATGTTGCTGTTCCGGCCGGATGAGACGCGCACGACCCGTCAGCTGATCTATGAGTTGCGCAACGGTGCCGGCATTCCGCTCAAGCACATCGACAAGGTTCAGGGTGAGTGGCGCGAGGTCGACGCCCACGATCGGCTGGTGATGAAGGAATACGGCGAGCGGCTGGATGCGGAGCGTCGGCGTAAGCGCGACGCGATCCTGGAGATTCTGTTTCAGGAGGCCGCCAACGGACGCTGCTACACCGCCAATCAGTTTGCCGAAGGCTTTGAAGGCAAGGCAGGGCTTGGTGGCGAGCGCACCATCCGCGAGCGGCTATCGGCCCTGGCGACCCAAGGCTACATCAAGTATTTCCGGAACGCGGCTGACTACGGTTTGCCGTCCTCCGGGCGCACCAAGTTCGGCTACCTGTGTGTGGAAGGCATGGCGTTGCAGATGGCCATCGGACCGCCTGATCCAGACACCGGGGAGGTCGTGATGCAGACACATCTCGTCCTGCCCACCCACTACAAATGCCCGCAATCGGGGGCCGCCATGCCGGTCGAGAACCCCGAGGTGTGGGTGTACCAAGACGATCTCAACGATACCCAGGAGCCCGCATGAATACGCATCGTCAAGTTGGCAAAAATTCTGCCAACTGCCATCCACTTTTTGCCAACTGGATTCAGTTGGCAGACCCTTGCCAACTTCATTCCTATGTAAATCAACCACTTGAGCGCAAGTTGGCAAGTTGGCAAGTTGGAAGCGCTGCCAACTTGCCAACTGACGCAAACCCGCGTGGTTACTGGGTTTGCGCGGATTCTTCAGTTGGCGAAAACTCCCCCTCCTACTACGTAGGAGAGGGAACAGTGGTTCCCTCTCCCTCACGTAGGGAGGTTTCCTCCGATGGTTGTGGCAGGGATCTGAATCGGCGGGTGGTGCTGGCACTTGATCTCGGGACCACCACCGGCTGGGCACTGCTGACCCGAGAAGGTCACATTGCACACGGGTTTGCGAGTTTCCGACCCCAGCGCTTCGAGGGGGGTGGCATGCGGTTTCTGCGCTTCAAGCGCTGGTTGGGGGAACTCAAGACGATCGCCCAGGACATCCATTCGGTGTACTTCGAAGAGGTACGCCGTCATGCCGGGGTGGATGCCGCCCATGTCTACGGAGGCCTGATGGCCACGCTCACTACCTGGTGTGAGCACCAGAACATCGCCTATCTGGGCGTACCTGTCGGCACGATCAAAAAGCACGCCACCGGCAAAGGCAATGCGGGCAAAGCCGAGGTCATCGCGGCCATGCGTGCCCTGGGCCACCCGGTCACCGATGACAACGAGGCCGATGCCCTGGCCTTGCTGCACTGGGCCATCGCGACGCAGGAGGCCTGACCATGAAAACACCAACACCTCACTACCGCTGCCCCCTGGGGCGCCTGCAGCCCCAGTCGCCCGATCTGGACGCGATCAAGCAAAGCGGCTGGCAGGAGCAGCGCATCCTGGTGGTGCATGCCGATGACAGCCGCCTGGACTTTCTTGAGCAGGAGATCGTTCGGCGCATCGGTCAGCGTCTTTACGGAGGGTCTCGCCATGGCTAAGTGGACGATCGACGATGTGGCCTTGCGCTTCAGTCAGGCGGCCGATGTGGCCCGACGTCTGCCAGCGGTTCGGGTCCAGGGATATTTCAACTGCTGGCCGGCGATCAAACGCGCCGAACATGAAAACCTGGGTACGGATGACCGGCCACCGGTCTATTTCCCGCCCAGTCCGGAGTCGGTTGATCGGATGCTGGAGGTGATGCGCTGGGTGCTCTGGCTGGAAGAAGAACAACGTCATCTGGTCTGGATGCGCGCCAAGCGCTATGGCTGGCGGGAAATCGGTATCCGCTTTGCCTGTGACCGCAGCACCGCCTGGCGACGGTGGCAGATGGCCCTGGCCAAGGTGGCGCTGCACCTCAATCTGGAAGATCGATCATGAAATTGCATGAAATCGCCAGCGGTTTCTAAAGCCTGCGGAACCTTGGGGAATGCTGCGGGTTGAACCCGAAATTAGGCGTGCAACATATCCGCCGGATTGGCGTAGTATTTCAGCTATCTTCTGGACAGAGGTGCGAGGCAACGCCCACCCTGATCTGGCCACTACCTAACCCCACGAACCCGCCCTGAGCACCATGCTCTTGGCGGGTTTGTCGTTTCAAGGCTCCCAGACCATCGTGCAAATCGAATATCGTCCGATCGAGGTGTTGATTCCTTACGCCCGTAACAGCCGCACGCACTCGGATGCCCAAGTGGCACAGATCGCGGCATCCATCCGCGAGTTTGGCTGGACCAATCCGGTGCTGGTCGACGGCAGCAACGGCATCATTGCCGGTCACGGTCGGGTGCTGGCGGCACGCAAGCTGGGTTTCGAGCAGGTGCCGGTCATCGAACTGGCGCACCTGACCGAGTCGCAAAGACGCGCCTATGTGCTGGTGGACAACAAGCTGGCTGAGAACGCCGGCTGGGATGATGAATTGCTGCGCATCGAACTGGAGGCATTGCAGGCTGCCGGGTTCGATCTGTCACTGACAGGCTTTGCCGATGATGAGCTGGCCGCGCTGATGGCTGAGTTGGCAGGTAACGAGGGACTGACCGACGATGACGCCGTGCCGGAGGTGACCGACGACCCCGTAAGCCAGCTAGGCGATGTGTGGCTGCTGGGTGAGCATCGCCTTTTGTGTGGCGATGCCACTGACCCTGTGGCATTGGAAACCCTGATGGGCAGCGATCTGGCTGATATGGCATTCACCGATCCGCCCTACAACGTCAACTACGCCAACACCGCCAAGGACAAGCAGCGCGGCACCCACCGGCCCATCCTCAATGACAACCTGGGTGAAGGCTTTGCCGGATTCCTGTCGGCGGCCTGTGCCAACTTGCTGACCTACAGCAAGGGCGCGGTTTACATCGCCATGAGCTCCAGCGAGCTTGACACCCTGCAGCTGGCATTTCGCGGCGCTGGTGGCAAGTGGTCCACCTTCATCATCTGGGCCAAGAACACGTTCACACTGGGTCGCGCCGATTACCAGCGCCAGTACGAACCCATCCTGTATGGCTGGCGCGATGGCGTCGATCACTTCTGGTGCGGTGACCGTGACCAGGGCGATGTCTGGTTCATCAACAAGCCGGTCAAGAACGATCTGCACCCGACCATGAAGCCGGTGGAGCTGGTCGAGCGGGCGATTCGCAACAGCAGCAAAACGCGTGACATCGTGCTCGATCTGTTTGGCGGCTCCGGCACGACCCTGATTGCTGCCGAGAAAACGCAGCGCCGCGCACGGCTGGTGGAACTTGATCCCAAGTATGTCGATGTGATCGTCAAGCGTTGGCAGGATTACACGGGGAAACAAGCAACACGTCTCCAAGATGGGACGTCATTCGTCGAATGCTCAGCTCAGGTGCGGAAAATGGAGATGGCTGTCAGTACGGCTGAGCCGACAAGGCAATAGATTCCGGCTCTGACCCACGATCCCGACAATCGGTTGGCAGTCGCAATGCGTTCGTCCAGTCCCCGAAAGACGTAAATATCGCCTGACTGAACTACAGATTCGATTGACGTAGAAAGCGCGTCCAGTGCAAAGCGCATCTCCGATAAAACTCGATTCAGGCTGTAGGCCAGAATGGTTCCGCCAACCAAACCCAAGATCGAAGCCAACAGCTGAATTGTTTTCGCATCCATAAAACCTCCTCAAAGGTGAAAGAGTAGCCCATCGCTTGAAACTCAGTCAGCGTGGCCGATCCGGTAAACGCGCTGGCCATGGCCATCCTTGCTGGAGCTCAGTGTCAGGCCCAACTTCTTCTTGAAGGCACCGGCAAAGGTGCCACGCACCGTGTGCGATTGCCAGCCCGTGGCCTCAACGATCTGGCTGATGGTGGCGCCTTCCGGGCGCTGGAGCATGGCGATGATTTGCGCCTGCTTGGTGTTCTCCCGGATGCGCGGCGCGGCTTTGATCGGCTCGGCCGAAGCCGGTGGCACCGCCAGGCCCAGCGCCTCGTAAGCGAGGTCGGTGACCCGGTGGCTCTCACCATCGATTTGAATCAGCCCCTGACGCAGCAGGCTGCCCAACACCTTGTTACGGGCGCCGCCCTTGAGGTTGTCGGGAAACCAGCTCAGTTGGCCACCGGACGACTGGATGGCGGTGTTGAGGATCAGGGCCTGGGTGTCGGTCAGTTTCATGGTCATCTCCTTGTGATGGATCGGTGTGCGTTGAATTGGGGTGCGCTTACTCGGCGTACTCGCCTTCCTTGAAGTAGGCATCGGTCACTTCCTTGAGGGCATTGACGTGGTGCGTCACGTCACCGACGTGGCCCCAGGTCACCGCATCGGGGCTGACGCCAAAGTGGTCATCGCGCATCTGTTGCAGCCGCTGGAGCAAGATGTCGAATTCGCCGGCCTTGGCGATAAAGCTGTCCAGGGCGGTGGGCTTGGCAGTCTGGATGGTCATGGTTGGGTCCTTTTTGCGGGTGGGTGATCGTGTCTGTATGAACGCTTCATTCGGCCGGCTTAGCAACTCGTTTCTGCTGGGCCTGGCGAGGTTTCTTGCCCGCCTGCTGACCTGCCTCAAAAGCCGCCTGCAGCGCGGCTTTGATGTTCCAGACCGCCAGGTCATGGAAGTCCAACCGGTCGCTGTTGCGCGTGTCCAGGGTCTCGAGCCCGAGGATGGTTTGAGCGATGTGATCGAGCGTCGGGTGGGTCATGGTGTGGGCTCCGGTTGATTGCGATGACCGTATGAACGCTTCATTTCCGGAAGAAGCCAAGTTGAATCTGGCCGCTGTCGCATCAATCCCACGCAGGGACGGGCAGTGGCTCGCAGCGCTTCGCTATTTCATCGCCGGGGACCCTGGCGATCTTGGTCAGTGCGGGGCGGCGGACCCGCGAGATTTGCGCAGGCACAGGCCGCGCTACGGTTTCGCTTCCCGGCTCAGTTCAAGGCGCCACGGGGCCTGGCCGTGATCCGAGACGAAATGAGCGGCATCGGTGTTTCGCTTGACGGCGAAATGTCGACGCTGCCGGCCCAACTTTGATTTCACCTTTACCCACGAGCCACTTTGCATGGCAACTGCCCCCATTGAATCGCTGGCCAAGCTGCTGGATCTGACTCCGCGCCGAGTGCAGCAGCTGGCCAAGGAAGGCGTGATCCCCAAGCCGGCGACGCGCGGGCAGTACGACATCATCCCGTCGGTCGTGGCCTACATCCGCCACCTGCGGGCGGTAGCCAGCGGCGACGGCGGTGATCTCCTGACTGAAAAAACCCGCCTCGCCCGTGCCCAGGCCGAAAAAACCGAAGTCGAGATTGCTCGCCTCAAGGGGGTGCTGGTGCCCGCTGCGCAGGTTGAGCGCGCCTGGGCCAGCATGATCGCCGCCGCCCGGGCCAAGCTATTGACCCTGCCGGTGCGCGCCACCCCGTTGGTGCTGCCGCTTTCTGAGGAGTCGGCCATTGAACGGCTGCTGACGGACATGGTGATGGAGGCCTTGTCGGAACTTGCTGAGGCCGCCCTTGACGATGATCCAGACCTTGCTAACCCGGGTGCGCTCGCTGTGGCGACCACCCCCGACGATGACGGTGAGCCAATGGGCTGACACGCATCTTTACCTCTCGCCCGAGGACAGTGCGGAGTCCGGCAAGTACCTGAGCGATCGTGCTCCGTATCAGCGCGGCATCATGGATGCGTTCAGCGAACCCGGGGTCGAGGAGGTCGTCATGATGTCATCGGCGCAGGTGGGCAAGACGCTCATCCTGAAGTCCTTGATTGGCTACTTCATCGATCTCGACCCGTCGCCGATCCTGGTCGTGCAGCCCACCATCGAGATGGGAGAGACCTTCTCCAAGGATCGTCTGGCGCCGATGATCCGCGACACTCCGGCGCTGGTCGGCAAGGTGCGCGATGCCAAGAGCCGCGACTCGGGCAACACGATTCTCAAGAAACACTTCCCCGGTGGGCATCTGACGATTGCCGGGGCCAACAGCGCAGCGAGCTTATCCAGCCGCCCGATCCGGGTCCTGCTCTGCGACGAGGTCGATCGCTACCCGCCTTCGGCTGGCACCGAAGGCGATCCGGTCAACCTGGCCCGCAAACGCACCGCTACCTACCGAGCGCGCAAGAAAGTAGCCCTGGTGTCTACGCCGACCCTCAAGGGGCACAGCCGGATTGAGCGCGCCTGGCTGCAGTCGGATCAGCGACGCTACTTCGTGCCGTGCCCCCATTGCGGCCACCGGCATGTGCTGGAGTGGGCCAATGTGCTGGTCAATGAAGCGGACTTGGCGCAAACATCGCTGGTCTGCCCTTCCTGCGGTGTGCTGATCCGCGACAGCGAACGGCCGCTGATGCTCGCGCAGGGGCAATGGGTAGCTCAGTGCCCGCAACACCCGATTCCCGGGTTTCATCTGAATGAGCTCTATTCGCCCTGGCGCAAGCTCTCGGAGATCGCCAGCGATTTCCTGCGCGCCCGGGGAAACCCCGAAGAAGAGAAGACCTGGTGGAACACCGCCATGGGGCTGCCATTCGAAAGCGTGGGCGAGCGAGCCAGTGCCGACCTGCTGGCCCAGCAGCGCGAAGCGTACGCACAGGATCACCTGCCGGCAGGCGTGCTGACCGTCACCGCTGGCGTGGATACGCAAAAGGATCGACTGGAAATCGAGCTCGTGGGCTGGGGTGCGGGTGAGGAGTCATGGGGCATCGAGCACATCGTGCTGCATGGCAGCCCGGCAGAGCCCGCGCTGTGGCAGCAACTGGATGGCTTGTTGATCAACACCCGTCTACCCACCGAGGACGGTCGGGCTCTGCGCATCGCTGCCTGCTGTATCGACTCTGGCGGCCACCATGTGCAGCAGGTGTATGAGTTCGCCACCCCGCGCGCGGCGCGCAACGTCTGGGCGGTCAAAGGCCAGTTTGGCCCCCGCCCGGTCTGGCCCAAGCGGCAGACGAAGTCCAAAAAGTACCGGGGCCACACGGTACGCCTGATTGGTGTCGACACTGCCAAGGACACCATTTACGCGCGCTGGCAGGTTGCGTCCGGCAAGCCTGGCTACTGCCACTTTCCGATGTCGTATGACGATGCCTGGTTCGAGCAGGCCACTGTCGAAAAACGCGTGACCCGCATCGATGCCAGAGGCAATGAAGTACGCGCCTGGCAAAAAGCCTCCGGGGCGCGCAACGAAGCGCTGGACTGCCGCGTGTATGCCTATGCCGCGCTGCAGGGACTCAAGATCGAGCGCCGCCTGGTTCTGGCCAAACTGGCTGGCGTAGTCATCGAAGGCGAGCGCATGACATCGCAACACGAGCCCGTCATCGTCAAGCCCAACGAGGGCTCGCCTCGACTGAGGCAAGCGCCGGCGCCTGCTGCCGGAGTTCACCAATCACCAGCCCGTCGGGTCGCGGCATCCGCCTATCTGCGCCGACGCTGAGCATCGAGGAAACCTCACATGGCCTTTACCCAGGACGACGTGGTCCGGATCGAACGTGCCCTGGCCAAGGGCGAGCACATCGTCCGGTTTGCGGACCGCACCGTGGAATACCGCTCGGTGCAAGAACTGATCGAGGCCCGCGATCGTATGCTCAATGAGCTCTCGAAAGTAGGCAGACGGCGTGCCCGGATGGTGCGCTTGTTTCATGCTGGCAAGGGGTGGTGAGCATGCCCGCGTCCTACCCCTGGTTGGCACAGCGCGGCTTTCTGCTGCCCCAGCGCCTGACCCGTGTGCAAGCCAGCTATGACAGCGCCGGCAACGGTCGTCGTCTGGGCGGCTGGAAGGCGCCCGATGGCGGGCCAAGTTCGGCGTCGCTCGGCGGTCTGCAACACTTGCGCAACCGATCGCGCGCAGCCACGCGCAACGATCCCTATGCCTTCTCGGCCATAGACCGGCTGGTGTCGAACACCATTGGCACTGGGATCGCCCCCAAACCCCGCCATCCCGACGATGGCGTGCGACGCCAGTTGCAGGCGTTATGGGAGGACTGGTGCGACGAAGCCGATGCCGACGGTCGCACCGACCTCTATGGGCTGCAGGCGCTGGTTTGCCGGGCGGTGTACGAGTCGGGCGAGTGCTTCATTCGCCTGCGGCCCCGGCGGCTTGAGGATGCCATGGCGGTGCCCCTGCAGTTACAGGTGCTTGAGCCTGAGTTTGTGCCGCACGACAAGCACGAGCAAGGCCGTGGCGGCAATGTCATCCGCGCCGGCATTGAATACAACGCAATCGGGCAGCGGGTCGCCTACTGGATGTACCGCACCCATCCTGGTGATGGTCCCAATCCCTCAATAGGCTTCAACGACCTGGTGCGCGTCCCGGCCGAGCAGGTGTTGCACATCTATGAGCCGCTGCGCGCGGGTCAGCTGCGTGGTGTCCCCGTTCTGGCGCCGGTCCTGGCGCGACTGAAGTCGCTCGACGACTTTGATGACGCGGTGCTGTTTCGGCAGGAGGTGGCCAACCTGTTTGCCGGCTTCATTCGCAAACCGGCGCCCGAGGACCCGCCGGTCGATCCGGTAACGGGCGCCCCCATCCAGACCGATGCCGATGGTTTTACCCCAATGGTGGGGCTGGAGCCCGGCACCCTGCAAGAACTGCTGCCTGGCGAAGAGGTGGATTTCTCCAATCCGCCCGACGCCGGCAACACCTACCCGGACTTCATGCGTCAGCAGCTGCTGGCCACCGCTGCCGGGGCAGGGTTGCCCTTCGAGTTGCTGACCGGGGACCTGCGCAATGTGAATGACCGGGTGATCCGGGTGGTGTTGAACGAGTTTCGGCGGCGCATCGAGCAGCGCCAGTTTGGCGTCTTCGTCCACCAGATGTGCCGGCCCGTGCGCGCTGCCTGGCTGGACATGGCGGTGCTGGCCGGAGCCATCGCGCTGCCTGATTACCCCCGACAACGGCGCGCGTACCTGCGCACCCGCTGGGTGCCGCAAGGCTGGTCCTATCTGCACCCGGTGCAGGACGTGCAGGCCCGGCGCATGGAGGTCCGTGCCGGTTTCACCTCGCGCTCGGAAGTCGCACTGCGCCAAGGCTACGACGCCGAACTTATCGACGCAGAAAACGCGGCCGATATCGCACGCGCTGATGCCTTGGGCCTGGCCTATGACTCGGATGCGCGCGCCAACCCGGCAGCGCCCACACCACCCATTTCCAATCTTGAGGAGCCGGCATGAGCCACCTTCCCGAGGCTGCGCCAACGCGCAGCTGGTACCGCATTCAGGCCAAGTCTAATGCCGATCAACCGAAATCCATCGAAGTGCTGATCTATGACGAGATCGGGCTCTGGGGCATCAGCGCTGCCCGATTCATCGATGAGCTCAAGGCGATGGACGATGGCCAGACCGCGATCACGATCGCCATCAACAGCCCAGGCGGTGATGTGTTCGACGGGTTTGCCATTCACAACGCGCTACTGCGCCTGGGTGCGCGCTGTACCGTGCGCATCGACGGCCTGGCCGCATCGGCTGCCAGTGTCATTGCCTGTGGCGGGCATCAGGTAGTGATGGCGGCCAACGCCATGCTGATGATCCATAACCCCTGGACCTTCACCTACGGCAGTGCCCACGACCTGCGCAAAACCGCCGACATGATGGACAAAGCGCGCGACGGCATCCTGGCGGCCTACAGGCGCAAGGCTCCCGCCATCGAAGACGCCATGCTCATTCAGATGCTCGATGCAGAGACCTGGTTGAGTGCCGACGAGGCCTTGGCGCTGGGTTTGGTCGACGTCATTGGTGAGGCCGTGGCACTGCAGGCCTGCCGGGGCACGACCAATGTGCTGGCGCGCTTCAAGCATCCACCCGAAGCCTTGCTGGCGGCCAGTGCTGAGTTGATTCCCAAAGCTGAGTTGATTCCCAAAGCTGAGTTGATTCCCAAAGCTGAGTTGATTCCCGAAGAACCAGCCCAGGCGCCCGAAACCCAGTCAGACCCGACTCGACTTGCACGCAATGCTGCGCGTTTCTCTCAAGCCTGCCTGGCCTGCGGGTTGGCTGAATTCACTGAGGAGTTGCTGATGAACACCCCCCTGGAAGATGACGGCGCGGTGTCCGCGCAGATTGAGCGTCTGCAAGCGATTCGCACCTTGTGTGCCAGTGCCCGGTTACCGGAGCTGGCGGCCGACTACGCGCGCTCGGGGCTGAATGTGGAGGCCGTGCGTGCGCGGCTGTTTGATCGATTGCTGGCCGCGCAAGGCACTGCGATCGACAACAAGGAGCCGCCCATCACCCCCGAAGCCCAGGCAGCGCCCAGCCCGAACACGAGCGCCATCTACGCCGCGCGCAAGAAAAGGCCCAGCCGCCCGGCAGCTGTCAAAAAAGCCACGCGACAAGCACCCACCCCTTAATCGTCACCTGGAGCACACGCCATGAACATCCAAACCGAGGCCGTACACACGGCCGAATTTCTTCTCTCCGAGGGCAACCGCGAGATCGCGCGCGAAGCCATCACGGTTGCTGCAGGTGACGCGCTGCCTGCAGGACAGGTCTTGGGCATCGAGACCGCCTCGGGCCATTACGCCGCCTATAGCCCGGCCGCAACCGACGGCACCGAGTTGGCAGTGGGCATCTTGCATGCCGCACTGCCGGCCTCGGCAGACGTACGTAACGGCGTGGCTTTCGTGCGCCTGGCTGAAGTCGCCGCAGCGCGTCTGACGGGACTGGATGCCGCAGCGATTGCCGATCTCAAAACCCGTCACCTCATCGTGCGCTAACCCATTGCGGAGACTTCCATGCCCCTGACTCTCGACATCTTTAACGACGACGCCTTCGGTGTCGCTTCGCTCACCGCCGCCATCAACAACCCGCCTGAGGGCCAATATGTGCCCACGCTGCTCGACAGCCTCTTTGAGGAAGAAGGCATCACCACGACCTCGGTCATGATCGAGCGCGATGGCGATGCCCTGGCCCTGGTGCCAGCCACCGAGCGCGGTGCACCGGGTGACGTTACCGTGGGATCGAAGCGCGACATGATCCCGTTCTCGACCCTGCACCTGGCCACGACCGGTGCAATCAAGGCCGATGAAGTTCAAGGCTTGCGCGCCTTTGGCAGCGAATCGCAGACGCAGACGGTGCAGAACCTGGTCACCCAGCGCCTGCTCAAAATGCGCCAGCGTCTGGAAGCGACCCTGCGCTACCACCGTTTCGGTGCGGTCACCGGCAAGATCTACGACGCGGACGGTTCGCGCGTCCTGCTGGACTTGCACCAGCGCTTTGGTATCACCGCGCAGTCGGTGGCCATGGCACTGGGCACCGAAACCACCGACTTGCAGCAAAAGATTCGCGATGCCAAGCGCAAGAGCGAGGATGTGATCGGCGACTCGGGCGTGATCACCGGTTGGCTGGGCATTTGCGGTCGTGGCTTCTACGACGCCTTTGTCGGCCACGCCACCGTCAAGCAGGCCTACGACCGCTGGAACGATGGGCAATTCCTGCGTGACGATCTGCGCAAGGGCTTCACCTTCGGCGAGGTGACCTGGAAGGAGTTCTACGGCAAGGTCGGCAGCATCAGCTTCATCGGTGAAAACGATGCCTATCTGATCCCGGTCGGTGTCTCGGAACTCTTCATCACCCGCTATGCGCCAGCCGATTACATGGAGACGGTCAACACCATCGGCCTGCCGCTCTATGCCAAGCAGGAGCTGATGCGCATGAACAAGGGCGTGGCGCTCGAAGCGCAGTCCAACCCGCTGAACCTGTGCACCAAGCCGCGTGCGGTCATCAAGCTCACCAAGTGAGTCGGCTGACATGCAAGACTTTCGTGCCCTCGGCAATGAACTCGATGCCAGCGTGTTCGATGCCTTGGCCGATCAGGCCGATATCGCCGGTCGTCCGGTGCGTGGCATGTTCTCTTCCCCGTGGCTCGCCCCCCAGGTGGGGCGCTTGGATACTGGCCTGATTGAGCCGCAGCTCATCGTGCGCGATCTCGATGCGGTTGATGTAGCCAGGGGCACGACCTTGAGCTTTGATGGCCAGACGTTTGAGGTCGTCGGGATCGAGCCGGACGGCACCGGCGTCACGGCTCTGATTCTGAGGCCCATGGCATGAGTACCACCCTCAAAGTCGATATTGACGTGAGCCAGGTGCTGGCATTGACCCAGGGTCTGACCGCCAGCGCGAGCCAGGCGGCCTGGCGCCGCACCCTGCGCAAGACCGGGCAGTGGGTCAAAAGCCAGACCGCCAAGGCGGTGAGCGTTGAGACCCGTATTCCGCAAAAGCTGCTGCGTCAGCGCCTGTATTTCTTTCTGCGCTCGCGCGACAGCGGCAAGGTCTGGCTGGGGCTGAATGCCATCGAAGCCCACCGCCTGGGCAAGCCACGTCAAACACGCACCGGCATCTCGGTCGGGCGCCATCGGTTTGATCAGGCGTGGCGAATGCGCAAGCGCTCACCCGACGGACCACTGTATCGACGAACCACGCAGGCGCGTCGCCCCTATGAGGTGGTCAAGGTGGACTGGACCGGACCCGGCGAAGCGGCATTTCGACAAGCGGCCGAGCGCGCCGAGGAACGACTGCTGACGGTGCTGCGCCAGGAAGTGAACTACGAAATTCACAGGGCGCTGGCCAAGGCCCGCTGAGGATGCAAACCCCATGATTGATTCACTTGCCCAATTGCACACTGCAATCGTCAGCGGTCTGCGTGCCAAACTGGACGGGGTGCCCACGGTTGAGGCTTATCCGGTCTTGCAGCGCCGCATCGGCCTGCCTGCTGTATTGGTGGAACTCGCCGAGATGGAGCCGGGCAACGATCCGGGCAACGGCGCCACGGCACTGATTGGCCGGTTTCAGGCCCGGGCGATTGTTGACCCCAATGCGGCGCAGGCCGATTTGCAGGTGCGTGAATTGGCGGCGCGGGTTGCCGTGGCGCTGACCCATGAGACCTGGAGCCTGCCGATCAGCATGGCGAGTCTGGTTCAGATCGGGGACGACGCTTTCAAGCCCGAACTCGATGGGTACCTGGTCTGGCTCGTCGAATGGACCCATGAGTTTCATCTGGGTGAAGCCGTCTGGCCTTACGCCGATGAGAGTGGTCTGGCCATCTGGGTGGGCTTCACGCCGAATATCCAGCCTCCTGAGACCTATGAACCCCTGACGGAGGCGCCATGAGCGATGCTTACGCGGTTGGCGAACACGATCGCATGATTGCCGCCATGCTGCAGGCCGGCACCATCGAGGTCGTCGATCACAGTGCCGCCCGGGCACGGGTGCGCATCGGCAACTGGGTGTCTGCCTATCTGCCGTGGCATGTGCCGGCTGCCGGTGAAGTGCGGATCTGGCGTGCGCCCTCGGTCGGTGAGCAGTGCTTGCTGATTTCACCCTCGGGTATGCCGGAGGCTGGGTTCATCCTGCCGGGCTTTTACACCACCACGCACGGCCAGGCGGATAACCGGGACCATGTGACGGTGATCCGCATGCCGGACGGCGCGCAGATGCTCTACGACTGGCAGGCAGGCGCATTGCTGGTTGAGGGCACCCAGAGCGTGACCGTGAAAAACGCCACCACCGTGCTGATCGACAGTGGTGGCCCGGTGACGGTCAAGGCCCCCAGCGTCACACTGGATGCACCGGAGACCACGGTCACCGGCAATCTGACGATTGGCGGCGCGCTAGCCCAGGGGGTGTCGGGCGGCTCGGGTGGCAGCAATGCCACCTTCGGCGGTCAGGTTCACGCACAAGGCGATGTCACTGCCGGTGGCATCAGCCTGCAGGGTCACACCCACACCGAACAAGGCGACGGCGCGCCAACCAGCGTCGCCCGCTGACCCTTCATTCACCGCAAAGGCAAGCCCGTCCCAGTTCGCGCTGGACGGGCTTGTGCGTTTCAGGAGCCCCGCATGGCCAAGATCGACACAAAGCCCACACGCACACCTACCTCCACCCCGAATGAGAAAAGTCCCTCAACGGTGACGTACCGCGACCTCGCGTTCAAGAGCCGCACCCTGGTGCTGGCCGATGGCCGCAGCTTTGCCGTTGCGCAAGGCCGCATCCAGACCGGCGACACCTCCCTGATCGCCTATCTGGAAAAACACCCGGAA